CTCGCAAGGTTTTTGGCGCCATGGAAAAGAAAAGCCCGATGATTCGTGGTGGGGTAAAAGTTGAATTGTGTGACAAGAATTTTGATACCACATACGAGCAAAATGTTTGCTACCGATCAGTCTTTGCAGCAAAAAGCCTCGCCGATACTCTCTATGTTGCAAACCGGCAAGTAAGATCCCCTGAGATAGACCAACCAGACACGTTCAAAGTAAAGATCACATACCAGCTGCACACTCCCGCGCAGTGCAGGCTTGATACCTACCTCGCTGGAATACTGTGCGACAAAGTTTGGGATGATAAGAGAATACCCATGGAGCATAATGCAGTTTGTAGGAACCGGCCCGGTTGTTGGTACTCGCCTTAAGATTCATCAGGCGGCAAAACTTCCTTCTCAAGCGTGATATCATCGATGTCAATTACATATGTCCCGGGATCTTTGCGAGACACTGAAAAGACGATAACCGTAATCTTGGCCATATCGACACCTTCAAACGCTGACAGCGGGATTGTAAATTGATCGTAGCTTTGGCTGGGATCGATCTTTATTGCTGTGCTGGTATTCTGTGCTGAATCGAAAAGCTGGATGCCAAGCGCGTGGTTTGCCGTGTCTGATTTGATCGCCAAGGTGATCGTCTTATAACCCGAAAAATCGATAGCTCCCCAATGCGATATGACATACCCAGAGGCTCCCCACCATGATTTGTTGGCCAATGTGGCCCGGAGATGGTTTGAAGGCGACAATGGGGCAATGGAGACCTCGGAAAGGGTAGATCCGTTGTTATCCCATGCAGCACTTCCGCCAAAGGCCGTTGTCTCGCCATTGTAAAGAGAATCAGAGATAGCCATTGATGAAAAAAGAGTGAAGAAAAGAAGAATTAAAGGCATAAAAATACTCCCATGTTGTTGTTGCTCGGTATTGTAGCACACGGGAGTATTGCAGGAAAATTGATTATTTGTTGGGGCAGAAAGTATGGTCAGCTTGTTCAACATAACCATCAAACCAAGGCCCCATCTTTGCAGTACGAGCTATGCCTTTAGGTTTAACGCAAGTTTTAAAGCTGCGCTCGGGATCATTCCAAAGGGCCATGACATCATCTCGCGTCATGTTTATCTTTATGATTCGCTTTCTACCAGATGCGTAGTATCTAACCATCATGTATCGTTTTTCCATGATTTATTTCCTCGGAAAGGGGATGTTTATCCAGATAACCCATGTGCCAGAAGAATCATATTCATCGAACAACATGATTGGGGAGTATTTTTCTGAGCTCTCGTAAAATGCCATGAGTATTTTGGCTTCAAGAAAAGATTTGCAAAACAATAAACTTGACGCATTTTTCTCAGAATTCATTTTAATGAATGGATGACAACTTGCTTGACCTCCGCTATCAAATAAAATGAAGCGATCAGGTTGTTCTAGGACGAAAGACGGGCAGCGAGAATGGTATAAAAATGTTATATCACGCTCATAAAATTCAAGTTTAATTTCCATAGATTGTTCCTTATTAATTAGGTGTTTTGCATTTCATAGTCGTCAATCTTCATGCAATAATATGCATAAGTTTGTTCGTCGTGGATAAATATTGTATCAGACGCATGGCATGCCCATAAATCAGCCGCAAATACTTTTCCATAAAACAACTCAACATGTGATAGCAATCGCTCAAAGGTCGCAAAAGTACCGCAGGGGATGCCGTTTTTAACCATAACCCATATAGTTTTATTGTTGATGGTCATCTGTTGTTTCTCCCACTAAAAATCCAGCAAATTTTTGGTCATATTTTTTTGTTAAGTAGGTAGGGAATTCCTTGTATAGGACATGTACAGTCTCGCCATTGTGATGCAAACGGACATTGACGATATAGTGTTTACCGTCAAACACCCATCCGCACAAATCAGCTTGGCACTTGCGTAGGCGCTTGAGCATGTAGTTGCGGGTTACAATTCTTGTGTCAGTCATGTTAATGTTATCCTCCATTCGCCAGCGGGCCATTGAAACAGTAATAGGTCGTCCAAAACGTCTTTAGCAGTAGAGCCCTCTCGGAAGAAGGTTTTTTGCAAGTAGCCGTCAAAAATTAGTTCACACAAATACATGTTTTTCATTCGTCAATACCATCCTCTTGTTGATAGTTTAATAATCGTTACAGGTGTTTTAACTTTCGTTTCGACCATCTTTTTCACGGCTTCAATCGATCCCGCATATTGTCCGATGCAAACGCGAGTATCATGCTTAATTTCGTAAGCGACGAAGCGGCCTTGGCCGTTAATTTTTAGAGCAATTTTCATTCAAAAACACCACCGTAGTTTAAAAATTCTTCGTGCAAAAATGGGTCCATGCTCATAATTTTATTGTTGGTCAGGTTTCTACATAAACACCCAATTTCAGTACCATATTTATTGATATAGATACCTATCAAAACGCATTCATTGCGGCCCCATTCAAATGTTTTCCCAGTGTTTGCTATGGGGATAACAGAATGGACTAAATCAAAGCCTTCTTTCTTCATGATTCAATTCCTTTCAGTAGTTTTTTAAACAGTTTTTCGCATGCATACTTAAGTATATGAGTATTTACGTGCACGACAGTGCTGCAATCCCTGGGATACAGTTTTAATTGCTCTGCCATATCCTCATCTAAAAGGAAAACATAACGGAATTCACCGTCCTTTATTGCTGTTATTGTTGTCGGCAAATCAAACGATATAGCTGCATTGGTAACATGCAAAATATATTCATTTTGAATATGTCCGATTTGAATCGAAACCATTAAGCAGTCCTCCATATTTCAACTTTGTTGAGCTCGATGCTTAAGCCGAGGTCTGCTAGAGCTTGCAATTCATCGCGTGAGACGGTTTTCTTGCCCGTCAATACTGAGACCAGGAGCTCTACTTCTGGGCTCTCAAAATAGATATGAGTACGGCCATAAGCTGATTTCTCATAACATTTAATTAGTTGTGGTTTTTTCATTTCAATAATCCTTTCCAGTTGTATCGGTTAACATGTTTTGTTCCATATAATCAGTGATCGTTAGAAATTAACGCTCACCTAAACTCTTACTTACTATTTTTGACCAATCAAATTTATTACCTCTGAAATTATGCAGCTTACGGCGCAGGATTTTTATATTTTGAATAGCTAACATTGAAGCACCTTGTGCGGTCATATGATCGATCATGGTAAGGAGGTTTTTCATTTCATCCGTTTTCCAGCAATATTTTATTTGCATATTTAATCCTTTCTTGTTTATCCCTTGTACCTGACAATGGCTCATTGCTCATTGTTCATATCCAACATATCGGCAAGAATCAACAAAAACTTTAAATTATTTTATAATATATTGTTATAATTAGATTAATCATATAAGTTGATAGAAATGATGTATAATAAGATTGCACAACACAACACAGAGGAATGGCATGGAAATTATCAAAATGGAGATAGGGAGGCTTGCAAACGATCCCAATAATGCAAGGCGGCACCCGGAGAAAAACCTCAAGGCAATAAAGGGATCGCTTGCTAAATTCGGTCAGCAAAAACCTATTGTCATTGATTCGAAAAATGTTGTGATAGCTGGTAATGGTACGCTGGAGGCAGCAAAAGAATTAGGATGGACGCATATTGATGTTGTTGTCACAGAGCTAGACGAGCTAGGTAAAATGGCCTTTGCACTTGCAGACAACAAAACTTCTGAGCTCGCTGAGTGGGATGACGACACTCTCAGATATCAACTCGATTGGCTCGATAAGCAGGACTTCAATAGCAGTGATATTGGCTTCGATGATTTTAGTTTAGATGATGATAAGACTAAAGACTATGAGGATGCTTATACAAAAAAAATAAAATCACCTATCTACGAGCCAAAGGGAAAAAAGCCAGAATTAGAAGAATTGCTCGATTATCTTAAAACAAAAAAGCTTATTGAAGAAATTGAGCAATCAAATATTGATGACGATATAAAAGATTTTATGATAAAATCAGCTTATCGCCATACTGTGTTTAGATACGATAAAATCGCTGAATATTACGCCCATGCTCCAAAGGATGTACAGGGTTTAATGGAGAAATCAGCACTAATCATAATCGATTTTAACCAAGCAATTGAAAATGGTTTTGTAAAACTTACTGAAAATCTCGTAGAATCTTATTTAGAGGATCAATCCGATGAATGATTTTGCTGCGTTTATTCTAACTCATGGCAGACCGGATAGGGTAAAAACCTATCACACACTAAAAAAATGTGGGTACACTGGTAAAATTTACATCATAATAGATAACATGGATGAGACGAGAGATGAGTATCTTAAAAAATATGGCGATAAAGTTATAATTTTTAATAAAAAGGAGATAGCAGAGACCTTCGATCAGGGGGATAATTTCAATGATATGAGAGCTATCATATATGCTCGCAACGCAAGCTTTGAAATAGCAAAAAAACTAGGGATAAAATATTTCATTCAGCTTGATGATGATTATCAAGCATTTTATTTCAAGTTTGATCAAAAGGGTGATTACAAAGAGGTTAGAATCAAAAAAAATTTGGATAAGGTATTCTGTGCACTACTTGATTTTTATAAAAGTACAAATATCTCATCGATTGCGATGGCTCAAAATGGGGATTATATCGGCGGCGTAAAAGGAAAATATGCAAAAAACATCATGTTGACTAGAAAATGTATGAATTCTTTTTTATGCTCCACCGACAGGCCATTCAAGTTCGTTGGTCGGATCAATGAAGATGTGAATACTTATACCAATACCGCAAGCCGTGGATTGATTTTGCTCACGACTAATCATGTGGCTTTGTCTCAGGTACAAACTCAAAAAAATAAAGGTGGTATGACAGACCTATATTTAGATTCTGGGACATACGTTAAAAGTTTTTACTCCGTCATGTATTCACCGTCGTGTGTAACAGTAAAATTAATGAATACTTCGAACGCAAGGTTACATCATTCAATTAACTGGAAGGCAGCAGTACCAATGATATTAAGACAAATACTAAAAAAAGAGGGTTAATATGAAAAAAATAGGAAGGCCAAAAATTCCTATTGATTGGGCTCAATTTGATAAACTATGCGCTATGCATTGCACGTTAGAAGAGATAGCCAGTTTTTTTAATGTCTCTGAGGATACGATTGAAAGGCGATGTGTAACCGAGAAAAAAAAGGGTTTTGCGGATCTATGGCGACAAAAAGCAGCGAGAGGCAAGATTAGTCTCAGAAGAAAAACATGGCAGAAAATTGAGGAGGGTAATACAGCTGTCCTTATTTTTGCGCTAAAAAACATTCTCGGTTGGTCTGATAAAATAACGACAGACACGCAAAGCCAAGATTCCACTATTCCTGTAGTGACATTCTCAGCAAGACGAGCAGATAAAAAAGCAGAAAAATGAGTAACATTGAAATAGTTGTACCTGAAATCTTCGACGATCTTTTTGATGATTATCGTTACTATGTTTACTACGGTGGACGTGGTAGCGGTAAATCTCATTCGATTGCGAGATTTTTAGTTTTTACAGCACTATCAAAAAAAGTAAAAATACTCTGTGCAAGGGAGCTGCAAAACTCAATTACAGAATCAGTTTACACCCTGTTAAAAGAAGTCATTTATCTTTATGGTTTTCAAAAATGGTTTTCACTAAAAATAGCGTCTATTGAATGCAAAATAAATAAGTCTGTTTTTATCTTCAAAGGGCTTGCTCATAATATCGAATCTGTCAAATCAACTGAAGGCGTCGATATCGTATGGATTGAGGAAGCTGACAAAGTATCTCAATCCTCGTGGGATATCTTAATACCTACAATTAGAAAATCAGGCAGTAGGCTCATTATCACGTTTAACCCTACGCACGAGGATGATCCCGTCTATCAAATGTTCATCGTGACAGGTCAGCATGATATGGTCAAAAGAAAAGTGAACTATAGCGATAATGATTACTTCCCTGAGGTGTTAGAAAAAGAGCGCCTTCACATGATGGCGATCGATTATGAGAAGTATCTCCATGTCTGGGAGGGGGAGCTCAGAACAGTATCGGACGCACAGGTCTTCAAAGGTAATTTCGTGGTTGAAGAATTCAGCTCGGAGGGGGTGGAGGCTTATTATCACGGAATGGACTTTGGTTTCGCTAATGATCCAAGTACAGTTGTACGGTGTTTTATAAGAGATAAGAGGCTCTATATTGATAAAGAGGCATATGGACATCATGTTGAGATAAACGACCTAGGGAAGCTAATCAGGAAGGTTATAGCCAACAAGTATTATAAGATCAAAGCCGACTGTGCGAGGCCAGAGACTATTTCATATCTGAAAAATGAAGGTTGGAATATTGAAGCAGCAAAAAAGTGGACAAATTCAAATATCGATGGTATCGAGTATATAAAAGGTTTCGACAAAGTAGTAATCCATCCTTCATGCATAAATATAATAGAAGAATTTAAAAGGTTTTCTTTTAAGGTTGATAAGCGAACAAATGAGATATTACCTATTGTAATAGATGACTATGATCACGGCATCGACAGCGTCAGATATGCCCTAAATTCTCTTATTCAACACAGGAAATCTATTTATGATGAGGGAGTTATTTGAAAGAAATATAACATGACACAAGAAGTAATAGAATGGAATGGTAAAAAATATACAAGAATACCAAAACCCGGATGCAAAAATTCAAGGTTATATTTTTATAGGAGAGAACAAACAAATTTAAAAAGAGTACGCATTTCGATGCATAGGGAAGTTTGGGAATTTTATAACGGCAAAATACCAGACAAAATGCATATACATCATATCGACGGTAATCCAGCAAATAATTCAATTGAAAACCTTGAAATGCTCACAGCAAAAGAACATATAAAAAAGCATCCATGGAGTATGGAAAAACTTGAAAAGCAAAATAAGCATCTTGCTGATATCCGACCAGCCGCAACAGCATGGCATTCTACTAAAGAGGGTATCGCAACCAATACAAGAATTTCCAGAGAGTTTAGGGATTCCCCAAAAGGGCAAGGGTTTCATAAAAGAATAGCAAAATTATCGTATATAAATTTTGTTCCAATTACTAAAAATTGCTTGTTTTGTGGTAAAGAATTTAAAACAACACGACATGACCATGCCAATCAATTTTGCTCAAGAATATGTGTAAGTGCAAATAGGAGAGAATCAGGGGTAGATAACGTCAATAGAATATGTAAATTTTGTAGTAAAGAATTTGAAGTAAACAAGTATCAAACAAGACAGACATGTTCAAGGCAATGTACGACAAGTTATAAAAAACTAATACTTTAATAATATATAAAATAGTAATATGATATATAGGGTTTTAAAAAGGGGAAAAATATGACTGACGATCTACAAATCAATTCAATGATGGATTTTACGCAATCTTTGGGTGCGAATGTAAGCCAAACAGATGCTTTGAGTTTCAATAACAGGTTTCATTCAATCACGCTTAACAGAGCTCTATTGTCTCAGACATACCTTGAGCATGGCATCATTCAAGTTGTGATCGATCAGCCCATTGACGATGCCTTCCGGGGTGGAATCATAATCAAATGTCCTGAATTATCAGCTGATGACATTAAGGAGCTCGATTCATATTTATCCAATGAGCAAATCCTTGAGACATACTCTCAGGCTCTAAAATGGGCAAGGCTCTATGGTGGATCGGGTATCCTCATAAACGCAGGACAGGACCTCACAAAACCGCTTAACATCAATTCAATCAAAGAAACAACACCAGTTGAATTTTACGCAGCAGATAGATGGGAGCTATCGTATTCACCTTCAGGCATGTCGCTACTTGACCAACTAAAATCCGAGGATACCTTGGATTGTCCATACAACTACTATGGCCATACAATCCACAAGGACAACGTAATCAAGCTAAAGAATAAGGATGCACCCTCATTAATACGAGGTCAGTTTGGTGGATGGGGAGTATCAGAGCTCGAAAAAATGATCCGGTCATACAATCAATATTTGAAACATCAAAATATCACCTACGAATGTCTGGATGAGGCTAAGCTAGACGTGTTCCGCATTTCCGGCTTTAACAGTGCAATCGCTACAAGAGACGGAGCACAAAAAACAGCAACACGGGTTTCCCTCGCAGCTAAAATAAAGAACTATCAGAACGCATTGGTCATGGACATTGAGGATGAATACGAGCAGAAAACCCTAGCCTTCGCTGGCCTGGCTGAGATACTGACACAGATCAGAATAGGGCTCGCATGTGATCTCAGAATGCCCATGGCAAAGCTGTTCGGTCTTAGTGCCGCAGGCTTTTCGAGCGGTGAGGATGATATCGAAAACTATAATGCAATGGTCGAAAGCGATATCAGATCGAAATGCAAATCAGGGCTAATTAAAATACTTAACATCGCATGTCAAAAGGTGCTCGGACACATCCCGGAGAATATCACGTTTGATTTTAAACCGCTTCGCATCATGACTAATCAGCAAGAATCCATGGTCAAGACCGATGCATTGAATCGCATCACCACAGCGGTTAATAGCGGCCTTTGCACAAGCGAGAAAGCCGTTGAGCTCATCAATACTGAAAAGATTTTTGCAATCGATCTCGAAGAAAGCGAGGCTATCTCTCTTGAGGATCTCAAAGCAATGGGGATCGATCAAATGGAGCAAACTACAGCATCAGCGGGATCGAAGAAAGGCTCTGTCTAATGCCAAAGAAAATACTCCAGCCGATCATCTACAAAGACACATGGCATGCTGAATTAGCCGGTTATCTTTCAATGATTTTATATCAGTCTGTATTTTATCCTCTGCTAGTGGATGTCAACAAAGAGAGGCTTGATAACGCCAAGGACACACTATTAGAGCGGTATCTAAAGGATGGGAAGATTCAATACAAGGATGGTAAATTCAGCGGTCAGATATCGGCTTCAATCTCAAAAGAGATAAAGGGCTTGGGTGGAAAATTTGAGCGTGGTAACTGGCATCTACCTGAACACAGAATGCCTTTCGTTTTAAAGAGAGCAATTGATTACAACGTCAAAACAATGAAGGCTCTCAGTGAATCCCTGACAAAAAAACTCGATACCATGGTTGGTAAGACATCCTCGTTTGTCAAAAACATGTCAATCCAAAGCATGGGTGTAACAAATCTCGATAGGGTGTCAAAGGAATTCAAGCAGATCATTCGCAAGAACCTTGGTGTTGCTCCACAACTCAGTGTTGAAGGGCTCGAACAGATCAGCAAGGATTATTTGACCACTATTGAGCTCCCGATACGCAAGAAACTATTGCATGAGTTTGAGGACCAAACAAAAGCTGTTTTAGAGGATTTCGAGCAGGAAGTCGTGGAGAGGCTAAGAACGGATATCAGCGACATGATACTGTCTGGGAGCTCAAGGGTGGATCTCCGTAATGCCATTCAAAAGAGGCTTGGAATAAGCCATCAAAGATGTAAATTCATCGCAAGGCAAGAAACTGCACTATTGGTCACAACATTTAAAAAATCTCAATATCAGCAATATGGCATTGACAAGTATAAATGGAAAACTGTAGGGGATCATAAAGTAAGGCAAAGCCATGCTGAATTGAATAATGACGAAATTGATTGGGATCGGCCCCCAATTGTCGATCCAAAGACAGGCAGAACAGCTCACGCAGGAATGGATTTTAATTGTTTTGTGGGAGATACTCCAATATCAACTATCGGCATTCCAATCAGATCGTATAACCGTCATTACGTCGGCAAGATCATAACTCTCGACACTGGAACGATTAGGATCAAGACAACACCGAATCACCCAATACTTACTCTTAGAGGATGGGTTCCAGCTCAGTTCATTAATGATTCCGATCAAGTCTTTGAGAGGCTTTCCCCTGATAAAGCTAATATCCCTACACAAGATATAAATAATAGATCGGTTTTCATTAAGGAAGTGCATGATTTTTTTGCTATCAGTTTTCCTTCTGTCAGGGTAGACGGTTCCAATATTCAATTCCACGGCGATGGAACCAATGAGGAAGTCAACATTGTAAGTATGGACAGCAGCTTGATGACTAAAACTGATGTTATTTTCCCTAAAAATATCAGCGAGAATATACTCTCCTTTTCCGATTCTCCCTCCAGTTTTTTCCAAAGACTTAGCTCGTCGAATGGCCTCTTTGATTGGCACTTCCCGGCTAATGGTAGCAGCATGACAGGCTTTAACTTGATTGCTCCTAGTGATAGCATCCATCCTATCCCATTTAAGTTTTTCAGCGGAACTTTGATTTCTGATGGTGACATGATTCTCTTTGAGAATTCTTCTAATGGTTCCTCTTGCGCAATTAAACTTTTTAGCGACGATATTCTCGCTATTACCAGATTTGTACATTTGGATGATATCCTTGGTAGGCAGATATTTTTTGTTCCAAGAATCTTTATGCCTTTTACACTCGCAACCTTTAGGACAATTACTCATGAAGAATACTCCGGTAATGTATATAATTTAGAGACTGAATCTAACCTGTATCTTGCAGGTGATACTATAGTTTCAAACTGTCGGTGTCAAGCAATACCAATTGTAGAATGGTGAGGAGATAAAATGAGATTTGATTATATAAAATACGATGGTTTAAGAATTGTAAAACAAAAGACATTAAAAGGCATGTTTGAAGAACTAGAAGATTATGCAGATAATAACTTCATTGAAGGACGTTCGAAATCTTTATTTATGACAAAATTAGAAGAATGTTACATGTGGGCCGGTAAATCTTTAAGGGACGAACAGATTAAAGAAGAAGGATAAAATGAACATTGACTTAGGTTGTGGACGCAGGAAAAAAATAGGCTACTTTGGAATCGATTGCCAAGAGCTAGACGGGGTAGATCTCGTATGCAATTGCAACAATCCGATCCCTCTTGATGACAATATCGCTGATGAGATAAATGCATCGGACTTCTTGGAGCACATTGATAACCACAAGCGAATACATATCATGACTGAGATTTGGCGTATTCTAAAGCCCGGTGGTCTATTCTTATCATTCACCCCGTCAACTGATGGCCGTGGTGCTTTTCAAGACCCTACGCACTATTCTTTTTGGAATGAAAATTCATTTCATTACTTCGCATGTGATATACACAGGGCTTTGTATGACATCAAACCAAAGTTTGATATATTAAGTCTTGCAACAACCGAATACGATCAAAACGGTGTTTGCCATGTCGTCGCTATAATGAAAGCAGTAAAGGATATTTAAAATGAAAAAATTAATGTTAATTGCTGGTTTATTTTTGGCATCAAACGCAATGGCAGCAACATACTATTGCACTTGTGCCCGGTATGAATCTGAAACGAGATTTGACGGTACAGCAGGCACAGCAGGTGCAATGGGGGCGTCAAGATATTTTGGCGTAAATAATACTTTTTCACTCAATGTAGGGACATATCTTTTCAAAACAGAGAACGATTTAATAATTGAATTTCCCGGTGAACAACGTCATTTTTGCACAAAGGCATCACCCAATAATTGGGATTGTAAAAGAGGAAAATTGAAATATTCTTTAGTATGTGAGTTTTAAATATGCGTTTTTCAATTGTTTGCGCGTGCAATAGCACAACAACTCTATTAGATAACTTGCGTAGATCACCAAACATCAAAGAGCATGATTTACATATCGTCATGGGACACACAAAGCCGTGCGTGGCTTATAACGAAGCTGTCAAAAAGTGCACTGAGGATATCATCATATTTGTTCATCAGGATGTCTATTTGCCTGAATCATTCTTCGGGGATCTCGAATATTCAATCCATAAATTAGGGGATGATAATTGGGGTGTTTTAGGGGTAGCCGGTAGGTTTGGCTCGATATACTCATATAATGTATTAGATCGGGGTAATCTGCTAAGGTCAAAAGATAAGAAGCCAAGCATAGTTGATACCCTTGACGAGCTATTACTTGTCATGAAAAAATCAACATGCGAGAAAATAACCTTTGACGAGAATATCCCAAACCATCATTTGTTTGGCGCTGATATTTGTTTACAATCCAATCAACATATAATGTGGAATTACGTGATAGATGCATACTGTGAGCACAATTCAACACTGGTATCCTTACCACCAGACTATTCAATAGCGGAAGAATACATCAAGAAAAAATGGCGTTTCTTGCTCCCGATCCACACAACATGCAGCATAATCGAGTAAACAATGAATATACTTATTTCAGCACCTTCATATACTCACGGCTGTGGTGGGATCAGGGTACTTCACTATCTCGGATACCTCGCAAAATTCATCGGCCACAATGTCAAAATGGATAGCCCATATTGCAATCCAGAATGGGGTGAATACTCTGGAAGAATCGGACCGCCCGACATTAGGATTATCCCGGAGATAAATCCGGTGAGCTCCAAGGCAGAGGGAAACACTGTCAGATGGGTGCTTTACTTCCCGGGAGTGCTAGGGGATGGGCCAAAGGTTTACCCAGAGCATGAGCTAATTGTCTCTTATTGTGACCTTTATGATAACGCAGCAAACGTAGCAGCAACACGCAAACCAATACTTAAGTTTTGCCTTCCATTTTGCGAAATGCCGACAATCAACTTGGAAATGAAAAGAACAGTTGAGAGTGTGGTATGGTATGGCAAGGCGGCTAAAAACTTGTGTCCATACATCGAAGGGGCTCAAGAGATAACCCGATGGTTCCCTAGTTCAAGGCTTGGGCTTGTTCAACTACTCGAACAGACAGGCATCGCATACTCATTTGACCAATACACGGTGTTCAATGACGAGGCTTTGCTGTGTGGATGCAAAGTTTTGCTGTGGAATGGGATAGAATTCCGAGAGTACACAAATGATCGGGCTCATGATGTTGTCATGGACATAGAGAGGGATCTATTACTGGCAGATAAATTTTTGAATGATGTTGGGGATATTTTTGGTATAATAAGATAACCCGACACAGAGGACATAAAATGAAAGAGCAATTAGCAATCGGCAAAGTTATCAGAATGCAATGCATGAGACGGGGTTTATGCGCTTATCCCAAAGAGACAATTTACGTCTCTCAAGAGGCTTTATGGCAGTTATCTAATAGCGCTCTGGGTATCCCGGTTGTGGTAGATCACCCAAGTGAGCTCATAACTGATGAGAACGTGTCAAACCTTGCTGTGGTGGGCCGTGTCAGCGCAATGGAGTATGATGCTATTTCAGATACATGGGATGCCGTGTTTGTGGTTGACAATGAAGAAGCTATCAGTTTACTCCAAAACGGATGGGGTGTCAGTACAGCATGGTTTGGAGACAAGTATGCATCGGGCGGCACCCATAACAATGTCGGCTATGATAGGGAATTGATCGAAGGTCGCTACGAGCATTTAGCTATTGTTAAAACCCCACGATACGAAATGGCAGTAAACCCGATCTTTCTAAATAGCAATACTTTACAAGACGATCTTAAAAAAGATATTATAAATGTGAGTAACGATATAATTGAACCAAAAACGAGAGGTCAACAAAATATGATCGGCAAGATATTTAAGCGATTAGTCTCACGGGAAGAACTAAAAACAAATGAAGGCGAGGAGCTCTTTGTCGATATCGACGGTGTTGACGTTCCTCTGACCGAAGTCATAAGCGACATCAAAACGCTTAGGCTAAACAAAAAGAATGAAGAAGAAGAAAAAAAGGAAGAAAAGAAAGAAGCCAAAAAAATGGCTAACGATACTGATGAGGTCGATGTTGACGGTGAAAAGATCAGCGTCAATGCACTGAAGCAGATGTACAAAGAAAACAAAAAGAAAAACGCAGTAGCAGACGATAAAGAAGAAAAAAAGGAAGAAAAGAAAGAGGATTCTAAAAAGAATTCTAAAGACGATAAAGAAACCGAAGAAAGATTCAACATGGTCAAGGAGCTCCATGAGAATGGAATCACTTATAAACTGGTAGATCAGTTCACAAGCACAAAAGAGCGTGTTGACATGGGCAAAGCAAGATACGGCAAAAAAGTTTAATCAGATAAACATTAGGAGATTTCGAGATGGCTTTAAATCAGAACCAATTTGGAATGTTGACCACAACCGGTACTCGTATCGGCGGGCCAACAATGACTGTGGAATTTTATTCCGCAAACGCAGCTGCAACCATCGCCCCCGGTGAGATGGTTTGTATTGGATCAACTGTCGCTCCAAACGTAACGAAAGTTATTAAGGGTACAGCACTGACAGATCCATACTTCGGTGTTGTACTGACCAATCCTCTTAAAGAGAGTTATGCAGTCGGCGAGAAGATGGAAATTGCCATCCTCGGTTCAACGGTTATCATGCAAGCAAGTGCGGTTATCACGGCTGGCGCTTCGCTTCAATATGCATATGATACCTTCAAGGTGGCGACACAAACCACATCCAACACAATCGTTGGTGTTGCGCTTGATAACTCCTTGGGTAATGCAAGCCTTATCAGGGCGTTTATTTTCAGGCTTGCAATCTCTGGCGCAACTGGCGCAACTGGCGCAACTGGCGCAACTGGCGCAACTGGCGCCTCTGGAACAGGACCTACAGGCCCAACTGGAGTGACTGGAGTGACTGGCCCCACAGGCCCGACTGGAGCTACCGCACCTTAATGTTGAAATGAAAATCACGGGGGCTCCAAGGGAGGAGCTCCCAACTTTGAAAAAAAAGGAAAGATTAAATGCAGAACCCATATAAATTTTTTGATGCAAATAAAGGTGAGCTCAACAAAAACTCACTCGGTTATTCTCAGTTAATCACGACCCTGACAGCCGTGGGCCGCAAGGTGTCTGAGCAGAAATTCTATACCATTGACTTCGCGGAGTACGTTCCTGTAGTTGTTGGTAACGGCGCTTATCAGCGTGCAATCATCAACTGGAGAACATACGTCAAAGGTGAGGGTTTCAAATCTGGTGTAATCTCTAACGCATCGAACCAAGCACAGCTACCACTGGTTGACGCAGCCTATGACCAAATCAGCCAGACGATCTACAATTGGGCCAAAGGTATGGTATACAACGTGTTCGAGCTCGAAGAGGCGATGCGGGCAAATACCCTGTTCAGTTTGATTGAAGCCCGTGAAAAAGCAAGACGCCAAGAGTGGGATTTGGGATTGCAGGAAGTCGCGTTCTTGGGCTACGGTGCTGATACCGGACTACTCAACAACGCAAACGTGACTGTGGATTCTACCACTATCACCAAAAAAGTTAATGCGATGTCAGCAGCGGAATTTAATACTTTCGTTGGTGCAATCTATGAAGTTTACAGGGCAAATTGTGCGAGAACAGCAAAGCCAAGTATATTTATCATGCCGGAAACGGACTACAATGGTTTGATAAATTTTCCAGATTCTACGTTTCCCCTAAAAACGAAACTGGAGTTACTCGAAGCAGCATTTAAGACCATCACCGGCAACCAAGCGTTTAAGATTTTGCCATGCGCCTACGCGGATAAAGCAAATTTTGACACAACAAACAACAGGTATGTGTTGTTGAACTACGATGAATCCAGCGTAAAGATGGACCTGCCAATCGATTATACGATGACCGCTGCTGGAACTTTTAATGGTTTCTCATGGGAGAACGTAGGCTTTGGCAGCTTCACAGGTGTTGTTGCTCAGCGTGAAAAAGAGATGCTCTATTTCGGTAACACAGCAGCTTAAAGGATTTGAAGAATGGCAAAGCACGAGTACGAGAAAAAAGCCGAACCCAAAAAAGAGAGCTCGGATAAAATCCGGGTTTTCTCAAACAGGGCTGGTGAAATTAGGTGTCCAGACGGAAGCGTTTTGAAACACCAATCAGCGATTCTTGTCACAAAAGAGACCGCTGATTGGCTGTTTGCTTCGTTTCCAACATTTATACTTAAGGTTGATTGAAATGATTTCAGTCTCTGACATTGTCGTGGATGATTTTAAGGATTTGTTTGTCCGTGATTTTAAATATGCTATCGCATCAGGTGAGACAGTTTCTTTATATGACTGTCAAAAAGATTACGTGATGGATAGCGATATTACCCGGGCTTACAATGAAGCAACAATCAACTTTAATGAAGGTCTGTTTTCCGATGATACTCAACTGAAAATCATGTTTTTGTATCTTGCTGCTCACTACCTTGTGAACGACCTTAATACGGCGACACAAGGCCAGGGCGGTTCTAGTTCATTTGCAGTGTCATCTCGGTCCATTGGTGGGGTATCAGAATCATATTCAATACCACAATGGATGCTGAATGACCCGATACTTGGAGCGTATGCAACAACTCGATATGGTCAAAAATACATATCACTGTTGAAACCGCTTTTGATCGGTAATCTGGTAGTTGAACAGGGTGCTACGACACCGTGGTGAAAGATGTTTAATGTCAAAAACAGTTTTCAAATACGACAAGACAGCACTTGATAACCTTCAAAAGTTTATCGAGGCTAATCATTATGTGAAAATTGGTGTCCTCTCTATCTCGCCAAAAAGACCACCGGATAAGAAAACAGGTAAATCGATCGATGCAGTGGTTTTAGCCGCTGTTCATGAGTTTGGTTCCCCATCAAGGGAAATTCCAGAGCGATCATTTTTACGAAAAACTTACGCTAATTATCAAGACAAATTTAAAAGCGACATGGCTAAGGCTAAAGATCGTAATCAGAATATGATTGCATCTGGCAGGGGCGATGTTTTTTTATTTGAAGTGGGCGAAAAATGGGTTAACTGGGTAAAAGATACCTTCATAGCTCAAGGCCCGGGCTGGGCTCCATTATCTCAAAGAAGAATTGCAGAACGTAGCGTAACTGGTAGAGCTAAAGGCAATAAAGATCCCGAAAAGCATTCGATACTTTGGGATACAGGCGAAATGATGCGTTCTATCCATCATGAGGAAGTATGATGAATAATCAACTCCCAAACATGAATGCAGCTGTTATGGCATGGGCCAGAGAAATCCGTGTATTCATCTCAGCAAAGAGAACACAAGACTACAAAGTCGAAGAATCATACTTTGAAAAAGTGGTTAAAATATTTCGTGTACCAACTGGACAGGCTCTTGAGATGAAACCAGAGGGACAACGTAAATGGAACACTGAGATTTTGTATTCCGATAATGCCTTGGATCTCAAGGTGGATGACATCATAATTTTTGAATGCAAAGAGTCACAAAAATTCAGGGTAATGAACAAAACCGATTGGAATCAATTCGGGTTTGTTGAATACAGAATTACGAGCACATACTTATGAGAGTCACACCTCAAATAATCTGCGACATCATCAAGGCTGGCATGTCTCTCAAAGACGATCAGATATGGATTTACAATCAGCGCAGATCGATACCAGAGGACAAGAGGCTTTATGTCACTGTTGGTATCATGTCAATGAAGACTTATGGTAATAATAAAAAATTCAATGCAACAACTTATAATGATGAATTAAGCCAATACTTCCAAGAAACACTATCAATCAACTTGATGAGCTATACAACGGAATGTCTTGAGAGATATGCGGAAGTTTTAGGCTCTCTCATCTCAACATATAGCCAGCAAGTACAAGAGGAATTCGCTCTAAAAATAGCAGAGACACCAACATCTATAAACGATGTATCGGCTATTGAAGGTACAACTCTTTTAAACCGGATTGCCATTACATTGCCGGTACTCAGAAAATACAGTATGCTTATTGGAGCAAATTATTACGATACTTTTGAAGATGTAGATATGGATACTACCGAAAAATAGGGAGATTTTTATGACCATGATCGGGATTACAAACGTAGTCAATATAAGCGTTATCACACCACCGGCAGGGCTTGCCGCATACAGTATTAACAATCTTGTTTGCTTCACCAAAGAGAATCCAGCCGTATCGCTTGGGACCGCACTTTTCGCGGTATATTCAAGCGCAGCTGATGTTATTACTAACTGGGGATCGGCAAGCGTAACAGCGGGAGCAGCTACGGCAGTTTTTAGCCAATCACCAAACATTTTGACAGGCGGTGGTTATTTTATTGTGGTTCCCATGCTTGCCGGGGAAGTCCTTGAGGAAGCGATTACCAGAGCTTCTGGCTTGCTTTATTTCGGTGGATGTAGTGCGAACTACACTCTTGGTGTAACTGGCCCAAGTGGATTTACGGGAGCAACCGGAGCCAATTTAGAGGCTCTAAGGGCTGGCGCCGTAGCTCAAGCGGCTGGAAAACTTTTGTTCTTGGCTGATTCATCTGCGGCGTCATTGCAAAATGGCGGTTTGGCGTATGAGGTTGACGAGACATCCTTAAGCCTAACCAGAGTGTTGCACTATGCGAGAGCAACCGGAATAGATGGTTTCAAATGGGCCTATGCTGGCCGTGGCATGAGTACAAACTTTTCAGCGGTGAACACAGCGCAAACCATGAACCTTAAATCTCTGGTTGGTGTTTCATCTGATGATGCTATGACACAAACGCTATTGACCGCAGCTAAAGCCGTGGGTGCTGACTGTTACGTCAATATCGCAGGTCAGGCATGTGTGATGTCACATGGAGCAAATGAGTTTTTTGACGATGTTTACAATCTTCGTTGGATCATCGGAGCTCTTGAGGTAGCTGGCTTTAACTTCCTTCGCACAGCCGGGACAAAGATCCCACAAACTGAACAAGGCATGGACGGGCTCAAAGGTGCTTACCGTCGGGTTTGTTCTCAAGCTGTATCAAATGGCTTCATAGCTCCAGGTGAATGGACAGGGGCCGACACCTTTGGTAGTCCAGAAGATTTCAAGCGCAACATAACCGATTTTGGCTTTTATATTTACTCCTCGCCTGTAGCTACTCAGTCGGTAGCGGATAGAGCGGCAAGGATTGCCCCTACGGTTCAAATTGCTTTGAAATATAGTGGAGCAATTCATTCCACAAATGTGATCGTAAACATCAATAAATAAAGTATAACTGAGAGGATATGACATATGGGCACACTATCGTTACTTGGTTCAGACACCATTAAAATTGGGGATAGAATCTTATCTGATTTTGGTTCTGGTGAGGTAGCAAAGATTTCTTATGCAACCGAGCTCGCAACTGTGAAAACTGGTAAGAACGGCAACACCATTTTTGTTCAGAACGCAAGCGGTTTTCAAGCATCGCTTGAAGTTAAGGTTATCCGAGGTAGTGCAGATGATAAAGCATTGCAAACTTATCTCACTTCATACCGATCAAATCCAACCGGGTATTCTGTTCAGAATGCAGAATTGGTGAAAAAAATCGGCGACGGTGCTGGCATCGTATCGTCTGACACGTATGTTTTAACTGGTGGTATCCCGACAAAACAAGTGGAAGTGGTAATCAATACTGAGGGTGATTCTGAGCAAGGCATTAGCGTTTTTACTTGGGTATTCTCATCAAGCGATAGGGCAATCAGTTAATGAGTAAAATAACTTTGCCAAGTGGTTCGATCATAGATATCACCCTGCTCCCTTTCGAGGAGGCTTGGGGGGTATCTCAGATCATCACAAAGGAAATTGAGAAAATTAATCTTGACATTAAAAGTGTTGATTGGACAGCATTTAAGATGTCAGATGCTTTAAATCTAAAGAATCCAATTTGCGCTATTTTATCAAGCCAAGCTGTAGTTGATGCGGCAAAGACATGTTTCAAGCGCGTCACATACAACGGGCTTAAGATCGATTCACAGACATTTGAGAAAAGGGAATTTCGTTCAGACTTCTTGCCTGTAGTTTTCTACGTTTTGAAAGAGAATATCTCCCCTTTTTTCGAAAATCTCTTTTCGTCTTTAAAAGCGAATTGATTGATACCAGCAAGCGTGAATCCCCTAAAATAGCTATCAATATGGAAGGCCATAGATTTATAATCATGGAGCTGGCAAGTGCTGGCTTTGGTTCTCCCGAGGTGCTTATGGGTGAACGGGTTGATCTAATATGCGATGCTTATGATTATTTGACATTCAAAAACAAATACGAAAAGCAATGTTACTTGATCGGAGAAAATAAGAATGAACATAGGTGAGTTATTTTTCAGCTTGGGATTCAAGAGCGAGGGATTGGGTGAAGCTAAAAACTTTGAGAATGCCTTAGCCGGAGCTCAAGACGTGACTATTGCGCTGACTGAAACAATGTCAGGCTTTGGTGAGATACTGGGTAAAATTGCTGTGAAGATGGGAGCAATTACCCAAGCCGAATTGACTGAGATAAAGTCAAAAGAGAAGCTGGGTAAAACTCAAACAGGCCTAAATTTATCTGAGAAAAATGGCAATGTTGAACGGAAAAAAGGAAATGGCATTCTTGATGTTTTAAATGGAAAAATGAAAAGCTATTGGGGAAATTTAGCAGCGGCAAGAATACAACTTTTAGCCGGGACATCAGCATTATCATACTTTGTCAAAAAGGCATCAGACGCAGCTGTCCACATCGATAAAATATCCAGCCTCACCGGACTATCAACCAATGCAATTCAAAGACTGGGAGACATGGCAGCACAGACTGGCGGCAATATTGATGACGTAGCCGGTGCGGTAAGCAATTTCCAAAAGCAATCGGTTGATATCATGCTTGGTCGAGGTGGAAATGTAGGCGCTTATCAAATGTTTGGATTGAATCCACATGACGATCCATTGAAGTTACTCGACCAAATAGGCGCAAAATTAAAAACCATGCCAACAGCACTGGGAACAAACTTGGCAAGGGATCTCGGTTTATCAGACGATTTGATCTACTTTCTTAAAAATGCTGAGAACCTTAAACCCGCAAGCGAGGAGACGCTACTTACTGACAAAGAAATTAAAAGGCTCAAAGACTTCAATTTCTATTTCAACCGTATATTTGAGCAGAATAAAAGGGCTCTTCAAAAGTTTGCGTCTTTTCTCACTCCCATTGCAACAAACGTGACATATTTCTTTGATCGCATGTCACAAATGTTTTTTGATGTATCGAAAAGAATGGAGCCATTTTTCGGTAGTTTGAAAAAGTATATGCCTATTATTGTGGCAATGGGTACGGCTCTCTTTATCGCCTTGTTTCCAGTGCAAGCGGTTTTGGCTTTGCTCGCTTTGGCAATAGAGGATCTCTGGTCGTTCATGAGAGGAGACGATAGCGTACTCGGTAGAATGGTCAAATACTTCCAAGACATGGACAATTACGTTGAATCACTTATTAGCGGGTTGAAAACTGTTGTAAGTCTATTCACAGGCGGGGCATTCGACAAAGCAATGGGTGACATGCTACCCGGCATGGGTGACAAAACAAACGATTTTATCCAGTCTATGTGGGATAAAATAAAAGGATTTGGATCGTCTCCACTGGGACCATTGCAAGGTGTTAGTTCTGGAAAAGCAGGTGATCAGACAAGCAACAACGTCATAATAAACGTGAATGAATCAACAACACCGAGGGAAACAGCAATAGCTGTCAAGGAAGCATTTGATCGAACAGTGCAAGGTGCATACTGGGAAGGCCAAGCCTACGGTTAACAATGGAGTGTGACTAATGTCAGTTTTAAATAGCATCAGCGGTGTCAGCAATAGCATAAGCATTGGCGGTTCCGCATTGTCTCTTATTGGTATGGGAACCGCATTAGTAACCGATCAAAACTTGAAAAAGGGAATTGACGGTTTTTTGTTTGATGTCCCTTTGACCGAGAATATCTCGTATTCAGCGCAAATAACCGATCACTTTACAGAGGATAATAGTTCAATACAGGACCATGTGGCACTTGAACCAATAAAGATCACATTGACGGGCAAGGTTGGTGAGCTCGTTTATACTAAGCTAGCTGGGTTAACCTTTCTCAATGCCGCAATTGATCGCCTTGCACCATTCGCGATCTTTTCCCCAGAGCAAGGGCTCATGGCAACAAAGGCAATTGCATCCGCTTACGAAGTAGTATCTGCAATTGATACGATACAAAAGACATACAACAACTTGTCGGATATCTTTACCGATGAACCTTCGCTAAACAAACAGCAAACAGCATTTGCAACATTTGAAAAGTATTTTCTAGGGAGGTCTTTGCTCTCAGTCGAGACACCTTGGAAAACTTATAAGGATATGGTTATTGAATCATGGTCAGCCGACCAAGCTGAGGACACAACTATGGAGACAACTTTTACTCTGACCTTCAAGCAAATGCGATTTATCCAGACGATCACAAACAAGGGTAGATTGCTCGGACGTAACGCAGCACAAGCGGCTGAACCGGATAACAAGGCGACACAAACGGGCGGGAGCGTGCTTTTAAACATCGGGCAAGGGCTTGGCGTTACCAACTAGTCAAATAGCTTAAAATGGCTAAAAACGATGTTTAAATTGATATTGATATAAGGCATTGAAATTATAAGCATAAAAGTGGATGGGAAAAATGAGACAAATTACAAATTTAAGCGATGCATACAAGCAAGTTTTCCGTTTCCCGATTGACGGATATTCGGCGGTAGAAATCTTGCTTGAATTTAAACCGCAACAATATGCTTGGTTTATGTCCCTTACATGGGGAACCTTTTCATTGAACCAAGAACGTGTAGCGATAGCGCCAAATTTGTTGCGCCAATTCAAAAACATAATTCCATTCGGGGTACAAGTTTCTAATGTGGATGCAATCGATCCCTTTTCAAACGATGCATGGTTAACGGGATGGGAAATTTATATTCTTGATGATACCGAGCTAGACGATATCGAGGCTCTTTATGTCAAATAGAAAATTTAATAGGGCTTTTATATTAAAAGCAGAAACAAAAACAAGTGATGAATTCCTTGAAATAAGGTCGCCATATACTGTTGAATTTGTCATCACAAGAAACAATTTATCAAAATCAAATGAGGCTACTTTTACCATCTACAATCTTGGGAGTGTGAACAGAGCAAAGCTAGTCAAAGATTCACAGGACTATAATTTAGAGGCTAACAGAAGGTCTATCCAGTTTTTTGCTGGTTATGCTGAGAGCCAAACCGAGTTGATCCCAAGGTGCTTTAATGGCACTATAAGACGCGCATACTCGGTAAGACAAGGCTCGGACTATCGCACAGTAATTGAGGCTTATGATGGGATGCCTTCCTTCGCTACGCAAATGATGTCTGGTAATATCAATGCGGGTGAGACACAAAAGAACGCTATTAAAAAGATGGCCGGTCAATTAGATGGTGTTGATAAAGTAACCGTTGGTAATTCATTCACCGAAGCAGCAAAGCGATACACAGCAATACTTGGATCACCGCAAGATGTGTTCAATGAGATGTCAAACGGCAAATCCTATGTTGATGAGGGATCTCTTTACGTTCTCGGAGATGGTGAGGTAGTAGATTCAGAAATCCGGCTTATAAATTATGAGAACGGTTTATTAGGGACACCGAAAAGGGCAGATTTAACCGTCGAAGTTGAAATGATATTTGAATCAAGGATAAGACCGATGCAATTAATTGAATTGCAATCCGTTACTGAGAACGGTTTTAGTGGGGTATATCAAGTAACCGGGATAATTCATCGCGGAACCATATCGGGCGCAGTAGGCGGGGATTGTAGAACCGTCTTAACAATGATGCAACAAAAGGGCATGACTGTTGTTGTGGATATCGCAACAGGGGAATATAGAGCGGGAGTATCCACACCATGACACAACAATTCATAGGACCATCGACACAACCAGAGCTCAAAACTCTTTTGGATCAAATGAAGCGGCAAACCATGCTTGCAATCAATTGCGTGCAAATTGGCACTATCCAAGAATACAAGCCAGCAACAAACACGGCCAAGGTGAAAATCAACTTTCAAATAAAAATGCCAAACGATGCAATTATTGAATACCCCATCCTTGATGATTGCCCGGTATTTACCCTCAGTGGCGGGACATCATTCGTGTCATGTCCGATAGCCGTTGGTGATAACTGCCTTGTGCTTTTTAATGACCGAAATATTGACAACTGGTATTTGACCGGAGCAGTTACAACACACGCCAACAACCGATCCCATAGCATTGCAGATGGAATCGTATTGGTTGGATTGAATCCCATTAGCTCGCCAAAGGTAACGCCGTTGAATAGTGTATGCGTCAATGGTGGTTCAAAAAAGGTTTCAATTAAGAACACAGCAACGGATTTAAAAACAGTGCTTAGTGCTTTGATTGATGCCATAAGCGCGATAACTGTTGTAACTGGTGGTGTGACATCAACGGTCCCTGTAAACATCGCTGTCTTTACAGCTTTGAAGGCTCAATTAGCAACATTATTAGACGAGGGTGCAATATGATATTTCGATCACTGACATCTGATGGGGATTGGCGGTTCGGTTGTGGTAAAGCCTCTTATGCCAGATTGAACGATGCAATCATTCTAAACATCGAAACAACACTGAGAACATTTTTATCGGAGTGCTTTTTTGAACCAACAATAGGCCAGCCATGGTTTGACATCATAAACTTCAAAAACAAAGATGCGGTAGTCCTCGCAATAAAGGGAGCTATCGCAAATCTATATGGTGTTATTCGCATAACTGCTTTAGAATATTCTTACGAAACAACTAGGATATTTGAGATTAAATACCAGATTGAAACTTTATATTCAAATAATGTACAGGGTACGGTGATAATATGACATCAAATTATGTAGATTTAACCGGGCTTCACTTGCAAGTTTTGGCTGATATCGTCACTGAATTAGAGGATGGCTTTAAAGGAATCTATGGCAATGATATTAATGTTGATGCCAATTCACCCGATGGCCAGATGATAAACCTTTTTGCTCAGGCAAAGATTGATATCCTTGATGTGATAAGCAGCGTTTATAGTTCATTCTCGCCAAGTGCAGCGGCAGGGGTAGTGCTCGACCAAAGATGCGCTATCAATGGGATCATCAGAAAGGGCTCCACAATAGCCACGGTATACGTGGTTGTGACGACTACCGCAGCGGTAAGCCTTATTGGTTTGTCAGCTGGAAGCGGTACACCTTTTACCGTAGCGGATGCAGCTGGAAACAAGTTTTATTTGACCACATCAGTCACAACTGGAATTGGAGCTAATTCGCTTCACTTCACGGCAGCGGTTGCAGGGGTGATCGATATATCAACGGGATCTATTAGCATTATCGACACAGTAACGGCTGGAGTTGTGTCGGTGTCAAATGCAGGGGGTGCAACGGTTGCTGGAGTTGATGAGGAGACCGACGCAGCTTTGAGGTATCGCAGATCGGTATCAGTCTCTAACCCTTCATCGGGCTATTTAGACGGGCTCATGGGTGCCTTGCTTGCTGTTGAGGATGTCATCTATGCTAAGGTGTTTGAAAACAATACATCAGCAACAGACGCATACGGAATACCCGCACATTCAATATGGGCCGTGGTAGATAGAGCGGGGAGTACAGGCCCGACTGGAACCACTGGGATAGCTCAGATAATTTATGAGAGGAGAAATCTTGGTTGTGGCATGTACTACGGCACTGGATCAACCGGAGCAACAGGGACAGCAAAAATAGTAAATATCACACAATTAAATGGTTTTGATATACCAATTAAATTCTCAACCGCAACATACT